CCATCTGGAACACCTACCTCATTGACAATTGCAAAGGATACTAAATTCACAACAAGCATTAGTGGTGTTAGTTATACTTTCACAACCAACAAAACAACTTCCGTTCCAAGAGTATTGGTAAATAATGTTGGAACGTATATTGCTACTAATGTAGAAGTCGTTGAAGGAAAAATTCTAAACAAATCTTATACGGTAAATGGTGCAGACTCTACACAGAGATTTATTATTCCCAATGCAAATGTAGATACTACAACCATCACAGTCAACGTCCAAAACTCATCAACCGATTCAGCTGTTACAACTTATAAAGATGGAAACTCTTATGATGTAACAACCATCAAGGGAACTGATAAAGTTTATTTCTTGCAAGAGGTTGAAGGACAGAAATATGAAATCACTTTTGGTGATGGTGCTGTTGGTAAACAATTGTCCGATGGTAATATTATTTTCATTGAGTATATTGTAACAACTGGAACGGATGCAAACTTAGCAAATAGTTTTAAGGCTGTTGGTAGTGTTGCTGGTTTGAATTCTGGTCAATACACCTTGACAACCAATGCAGCTGCAACTGGTGCTAGTGACATTCAAACGATTGAGTCACTTCAATATCAAGCACCAAAGTTATATGCTGCACAGGGAAGGGCTTGTACTAAAGAAGATTACAAAGCAATCGTACTTGATGGAAGACCAGACATTGAATCCATCACGGTAGTTCCTGGCGAGGATGCATCACCAGTTCAATATGGAAAAGTTTTTATTGCAGTTAAACCACAAGGTAATAATGTTTTTAGTACGGCCTCAAAGGAAGCAATCAAAACATCCATCCTAAAGAAAACAAATGTTGTTACAATTATTCCAGAAATTATTGATCCCGTTTTCTTTTATCTAAAATTTAGTGTTGATGTAAATTATGATCCTGTTACAAACTTGACAGACGAAGAGACATTGAAAACAAATATAAATACTTCCATTCAAAGTTATCTCCAAACAAACTTGGAGAAGTTTGACCAGAAGTTTAGGTATTCACAATTAGTTCAGTCAATTGATAATACTAATAATGCTATTAGGAATAATAGAACAACTGTAAAGTATGAGCAAAGGGTTTCACCAGAAACATTGAATACACCTTCAACCTATACTTTGAATTTCAATAATGCAATAGAAAAGAATACATTGACTTCAACATCTTTTACTGGTACAGATGGAGACACTTACATACTATGGGATGATTCCTCTGGAAATGTAAAAGCTATAAAAACTGTTAGTGGTGTTGTTGTTGAGCCAAAAGAATATCTGGTTCAGCCAGACGGTGGTACGGTACAAGGAACGATTGACAATGCAACTGGTACAGTTAAGTTAAATAGTTTTAGACCATTGGCAATCACGGATGGAACTACTGGCATATGTGTAACGGTTACACCTTCAGTAAATAATAGTGACATCACCCCATTGCGTGAACAGATTTTAACGTATGATGTCACAGACACATCTGCAATTTCTATTAACATGGTAGCGGAAACAGTAATCTAATATGGCACTAGTAACTCCAAACCAACCGATTCATCCTAGCTTTGATGAACGTATAAGTGTAAAGGTTGAAGGGCAACTCCCTCAATTTGTCAAAGAAGATCACCCTACATTTGTTGCGTTCCTTGAAGCATATTATGAATACATGGAACAACAGGGAAAGCCTTATGAAATAATAGGCAACCTTGACAACTATGTAAACCTTGATAAGACTACAGACGAATTTCTAGATTATTTCAAACAACAGTTTGGTAAAGATATTCCCGAAGCTGTTTTTGCAAATTCAAATAAACCATTTGTCTTAAAACACCTTAGAGATTTTTATCGTTCCAAAGGTAGTGAGAAAGCTTTCCAGTTTCTTTTCCGTTTACTTTACAAAGAAGAGATTTCTTTTTACTATCCAAGTACTGACTTGCTCAGAACTTCCGATGGTAAGTATAACAACAGTAAGGTTATAAGAACGGTTGATACCAGCGGTAAGGATATGATCTTTGGTATTACTGGTAAAAAGATTATTGGTGTTACATCTAAAGCAGAAGCAATTGTTGAAATTGTTCTGAATGAAAACATTGGTTCATTTGTTGTATCAACTATTTTTCTTTCTGGTGTTGCTGGTGAATTTGAGAAAGGTGAAAGAGTATATGCAGAAGGTTCGGAATGGTTATTTACAGTCGGGGGAATGGTTACTGATTATACAATAACGAATCCCGGCAATGGATATTCTGTTGGTGATGTTATTCCTGTTGTTGGTGGTGGTAGTTCTGCTGCGGGTGCTCATATTAAAATTAAAAAATTAACAGCTGGTTCAATATCCTCAGCAACAATTGTTAATGGTGGAACTGGTTATACGATTGGTGATAAACTTACCTTCAATAACATGAACACAATGAACATTGATGCAAGGACTGCTAGTATTTTAGTTAGGACGGTTGACAACAATGGAACTATAACTGGTTTGGAAATAGAAAATCCCGGCCGAGGTTATTATGCTATTCCAACTATATCAGGTGGCGGAACTGGAACGGGTGCAAATATTACTTTGGGTGGATATGGCATTGGTGGTATTCAGACATTAACAATTCAAGAACAAGGTTTCGGTTATGTGTCTACACCAACATTTGATTTTACAACAAAGGGTGATGGTACAGCAACCGGCACAGTTATAACAAGTGGTTATGAACCATTCTATCAAGCTGGGTTTTTTAGTAATGATGGTTTTTTATCGTCTACTAAATATCTACAAGATAGTAATTACTACCAATTATTTTCTTATGTAATATCTTCTGGACATAATATCTCTCGCTGGAGAGATACAGTAAAACGTCTTGCACATCCAGCTGGACTAGCATTGTTTGGAAACATCCAACTTATTTCTATGTTGGATTTGTCCATGAAGATTACAGGAATACCACAGAGAAAATACTATACTATTATTTGGCATGATGGTGATATTGCTCCCCCTGTTGTTCTTGATCTCAAGGTTGATACTTGTGAAGGAAAGACAGCACCAACCATTTGTCAAACTTATGAAGTTGATTTAGGTATTCAGAAACTTCTGAATATCGGAGGAAAAACTGGGAACGATCAATCAGGACATGAAGACTACTTATCAATTTTGACAGCTGCTGATGCTTCACGTTCAGATGATTATGGTTTGATAACAGATGGAAACATTTCGGAGTATATTGATTTTGAAAGAAAACAAAGATCAGTTCGTTCAAGATTACCAGAGCCAAATGAAAACAGACCAGCTAACGAAAGTTTCACACATCCTTTCAATGACGGTCATCATGTAACACAATTAAGACTTGGGCCTATCCGAAGAAATGTTGATAGACACAAGTGGAGAAAATACGATGCTGATACAACTACTGAAGTTCCGTTTAGACCGCCTACAGGTTTAGGTGGTTCTACGCAGACTATTGGTTTGGTTCATGGATTGGGTCAGCCTGGTATGCCTATTAAGGAATTGAAGGATGAGCAGATTGTGGATTATGTTCTGTTTGGTGGATTGCAGACTAGGAAGGTCAAAGGAACAACCACTACAAGGTTTCAGTCTCCAGCAGGAGCTCATTTTGACCTGACACAACAGATATCACCACTACAGGATCAGTTTGTTAGATTTTTTCACGACAGAACAATCAATAATGCATAAAAATATTTAAAAAACGCAAAAAAGTATTATAAATATATCAATCAGTAGATAATTAAATCTAAAAGGACTAGTAATTATGAGTGCAATAATCAACAATAGTTTTAGAAAATATAACGCAGATAACTTTATTTCGTCTATATCAAGCAATAAAGTTTATTTGATGATCGGAAAGAATGATCCGTGGGCGAACGCTGATCTAGGACAATATGTTGAAACTAATCCTAGTGATATAGATGTACCCGTTCCAATTGATACAAGTGTATCTCAATATATTCATTACAATGATATGATTGCAGCTAAGTTGATTAGTGGAACAAGTGTATCTCATGTTTTGAAAAGAGTAGATTGGACATCTGGTACAGTTTATCCCGAATACAATCAATACACCGATGATATTATTGATACAGATTTCTTTGTATTCACCGAAGCATTTCGTGTTTATAAATGTATTAGTAATTATGGTGGAGTTCCTTCAACGATCCAACCAACAGGAACATCTACAGGTATTATTGAAACATCTGATAACTACCGATGGAAGTTTATGTTTGAAGTTCAACAGTCCGATGTCTTGAAGTTCGTAACGACAGATTGGATTCCAGTTAATTCCCCAGCAAATCCTACAGCACAACCAGAACAAAAGGCAGTTGAAGATGCAGCTGTTAATGGTGCATTGGAACATATTGCTGTAACAACTGGTGGAGCATTATATAAAGCTCATGCTGGTCAAGCACAAGCAGGTGCTAGTACAAATATTACACTTGCAGCTACTGGACAAAATATTGTAGACTACTACAATGGTATGACGGTTTATATTTCGGATGGTGTTGGTAGTGGACAACTTAGAACTATTACTGATTACGATAACGTAACAAAAATTGCAACTGTTAATTCTGCATGGACAACAAATCCAGATAACACAAGTGTCTATGAAGTTATGCCTGCTGTTACCTTGACACCACAAGCAGGTGATGCACCTCTTGGCACAGGTGCTGTTGCTAGAGTTTCTGGTGTTACTGCTGGAGCAATCACAAAAATTTCAATGGTAAGTGTAGGAACGAATTATAGGTTCTTGACAGCAGAGGTAACAAGTGGTCTTGCTACTGGTGGAACAGCTGCAACTCTTGCTGCACGAACAAGTCCTCCTGGCGGACATGGAAAAAATGCTGTATCAGAATTAGGTGGTGCATTTGTAATGTTGAATGTTAGGTTAATTGGAAATGAAGGTAATGACTTTCCGATTGATGATGACTTTAGAAAAGTTCATCTTGTTGCAAACCCAACTGCTGGTGGTTCTGCAGCTACAGGTTCAACATATAACAATTCTGAATTAGATCAAGATAGTGGAAGTATTATTTACACAGAGTTCAGAGGCCCGATTGTTCGTGCATCAGATTCCACAGAAGACATCAAACTTGTTTGTGAATTCTAATTTAAATTAGATATAAATAATTAAAAAATAAATCGAAGGTAATTATGTCAAATAACATTTCTATCAATACGAATCAAACACCTTACTTTGATGACTACGATGAGGATAAGTCCTTTCATCAAGTTCTCTATAAACCGTCATTGCCGGTTCAAGCTAGGGAACTTTCTACACAACAAAGTATTTTAAGAAACCAAATCAAAAGATTTGGGGATCATGTATTTAAAAATGGAAGTAAGGTAACGGGTGGTGAGCTTGTTTTAAATACTGATTATGAATATGTAAAATTAAAACCTCAATATAATAATGTTGACATAGATATAAATGCCTTCAAGGGAAAAACTCTAACGGGTACACAATCAGGAACGAAGGCGATGGTTCTTAATGTTTCTGCTGCTGATTCTATAACAGCTGATCCCGATACAGTTTATGTAAAATATATTACTGGTGGTTCTACAAGTAATTCAGTTCAAGGTATTAGTATGACTAATACTGGTTCTGGATATACAGACGTTCCAGTTGTCACTATTACTGGTGGCGGTGGAACTGGTGCAACAGCTGCAGCTGTTCTTAGTAGTGGTTCAATCATTGCTATCAACATTACTAATAAAGGTCTTGGATATACATCAGCTCCTACTGTTGCTATCTCTGGTGGTGGTGGAACGGGTTCTATTGCAGTAGCAACTATCATAACATCTCCAGCATTTCTAGGTGGTGAGAGGGTTGTCTCTACCGATCTAAGTGCTTCTGCAAATGTTGTAGATACTACTCCTACATATATTCAGAAAATTGAAATTACTTCTGGTGGCTCTGGATATACAACAGCACCAGATGTTACAATCGCTGCACCTACAAGTGGTGTTACTGCTCAAGCAATTGCTACAATTACTTCTGGTGTCGTTACATCAATATCGGTTACTGTTGGTGGCTCTGGTTATACTGCTGAACCAATCGTTACTATGTCGTTGCCGCCTGCTGGTGGTGTGGTTGCAACAGCAAGTTCATATCTTGCTACCCCAACTGGTAAAGGTAGTGCTGCTTCTATTTCAGAAGGTGTCTTTTATGTTAATGGTAATTTTATTAAGACAGCTGCACAAACAATTATTTTAGATAAGTATGCAAATATTCCAACATACCGAATCGGTTTATCAGCAGTTGAAACTATAGTTGACTCAGGTGGTGATACTACATTGCTTGATAATGCACAGGGTTCTTCAAACTTTGCAGCTCCTGGCGCAGACCGTTTGAAACTTGCATTGAACTTAAACAAACTAAGTCTTACATCCATAGACGATACAGATTTCTATGAAATACTTAGAGTAGAAAATGGAATCAAAACACAAGACATTAAAATTCCTATCTATTCTGAATTAGAAAAAACTTTTGCAAGACGAACATTTGATGAGTCTGGAAGTTATACTGTACGCTCTCATAATATTCAACTCAAAGACCATCCATCGGATGCATCAAAATTTCTTGTACGTCTTGACCCCGGCAAGTCTTTTGTAGAGGGTTATGAATTTGAAACAATTGTAACTACCGATATAGAAGTTGACCGAGCAAGGACAACTGTAAACGTCAATAACTTTGACAGGCTGATGCAGTATGGAAATTATGTTGTTGTAAAAAACTTGGAAGGAAAATTTGATATATCAAATCATCAGGAAGTTGATTTACACAATGTAATATACTCAAGTGTTAATAGAGGAACACCATCTTCATATGCATCTAGTAAAATCGGAACTGCAAAAGTAAGAAACATTGATTATGTTTCTGGTACTGGTGTAGCTCTTATTATTAATATGTATCTGTATGATATTAAAATGACAAGTTCAACATTTGCTGCTGTTGAGTGTATTCATGTTCCCGTAGATGCAACTGTTAATTCTATAGTAACGACTGCGTTATGTGAGATTGATAATTCTGGTAAGGTTGGTGGTGTTTCTGGTGGTGATGCTAAGTTGTTTGAGACATCTGATAACACATTGGTTTTCAAACTTCCACAGGATACTATTAATACTATCCGTGATGAGAGTTCAAACATTGATACTAGCTATACAACTAAAAGAGTATTTGAGAATGTTGCATTTACTGCTGGAGTAGCAACCATTTCTACTGCTGGTGGTTCAGAAACATTTTTTGGTTCTGGTGCTTTGAGTGACAGTAATAAAAGAGAATATTATCTAACAACTGTTAAGACTGCTGGAAACTCTGGTTACTCAGTTAATGGAATTGTACCGATGGATGGTAGTGGACAAACTGTAACAGTTAATGGCCCAAATAATACTACGATTACATTTGATTGTAATATTGCTGGTAACTTTACCGCAGATATTATTGCAACGATTAATATTGATACGAAACAGGAAAAATCTAAAACACTTGTATCAAATCATGTAAAGAATTTTTCAACTCCGAATACAACAGCACTTGGATATGATATGTTAGCAAAGTCTGATATTTGGAAAATCAAAGCAATCTATGATTCAGGTAATGCTGGAAATAATGCTACTCTTCCTACGTTGACCGTTACAAGTACAAATGAAACATTGACACCCGGCGAGACAATCACAGGTATTCAGTCTGGTGCAAAGGGAACGGTTATTGTTGGTGCTAGTGGAACTACAAGTGTTACATACGTTCCTGTATCTGGAACATTTATTGCTGAAGATGTTACTGGTGCAACTTCTGGATTTACTAAAACAGCATCCTCTGTTGCAGCTGGTGATACTGATATCACATCAAGATATATTTTAGATAACGGACAAAAAGATAGTTTTTACGATCATGGTAGAATACAATTGAAGTCTGGTGCAACTGCAGCTAATGGTAGGATTGCTGTTGTGTTTGATTATTTCACTCATTCGGGTACTGGTTATCTTTCAGTTGATTCATATACATCAGCAGTTGGTTTTGATAATGTTCCGAAGTTTGTTAGTCCTGTAACTGGTGATGAAGTAGAACTACGGGATTGTGTAGACTTTAGACCAAGACGTATTGATGATGGAACTACAATGCAAAATATTGAATTACCAGTTCCTAATACAAACTGGTCAGCTGACTATAGTTATTATCTTCCAAGAGTAGATACCATTTATGTAAGTAGAGATAGAAAATTTGGAAACAATGCTGGTGTTCCATCGTTGAGTCAAGTACCCCCTTCTAGGTTACAGGGTACGATGAACTTGTACACTATCTATATTCCTGCCTATACATTTAAGCCAAAGGATGTTAGGACTCAATATATTGAGAACAAACGATACACGATGCGAGACATCGGTGCATTGGAAAAACGTATTCACAATTTGGAATATTATACTTCTCTATCATTGCTAGAAAAAGATACCGAAGAACTTGTCATTAAAGACACTAACGGTTTAGATAGATTCAAGAATGGTTTCTTGATTGACGGATTCAATGGGCATAGTGTAGGTAATGTTCTAAGTGAAGATTACTTATGTTCTATTGACTTTGATGAGAAAATTATGAGGCCTAGGTTTATTTCTAATATAACAGATTTGGTTTTAGACGAAGCTGCATCATCTGGTGTATCAAAGAAAGGTAACTTGGTTACTTTACCTTATACACCAAAAGCATTTGTAATACAGAAGGTTGCTAGTAAAGCTGTAAACGTAAATCCATTTGCAGTATTAGCATGGGTTGGTCGAGTTGATTTAGAGCCTTCAAGTGATAACTGGATTGACACAAATACAAGACCAGAGGTAATTGTAAATGTTGGTGGTCAAAATGATGCTTGGGAAAATCTGATTGGTTTGGGATTTGGTTCTCAATTCAATGATTGGGAAACAATTGGTACAGGTAGAGAAAGAGTTCTAGCGTCATCAACTACAACCGAAAGACAAGCAAGAGGTTGGCCGATACGAAGACGTACAACACAAACAGTTGAACAGCAAGTAACTCAAGTCAGGACAGGTATACGAACTGAAATTACTGGTGTGGATACTGTAAGGAATAGCATTGGTGATAGAATCACGGACGTATCTATTGTTCCTTTTATCAGACCAAGAGATATCACTATCAATGTTACAGGAATGAAACCTAATACAAGATTGTATTCTTACTTTGATGGTGAGCCTGTTTCTGATTTTGTTAAACCTGATGGTGGGGTATTGGGTGGAGAAGTATATACAGATGATGCTGGTTCAGCTACCAATGTAACATTCTCTATTCCTAATAGTGACGCATTGAGATTCAGAACTGGTGAACGTGTATTCTTGTTTACTGATAACACAACTGGTGATTTGGTTTCTGCTTCAACATACGGTGAGGTTACATATACAGCTCAAGGATTGTTGCAGACTAAAGAAAATGTTGTAGTGTCTACAAGAGTTCCAAGAGTTGAATCATTGGGTGTTGGTAGTGCGACTGAATTGAGACAATCTACAAACACATTCAATCGGGTCAATGTTGGTGGTTGGTTTGATCCATTGGCTGAAACATTTCTGGTTGATGAAGCATTATATCCAGATGGAATTTATTTGACAGACGTAGACTTATTCTTTAAGTCTAAAGACGATGATGGTCTACCAGTATCCGTACAAATTAGAACAACAGATAATGGTTATCCAGCACCAGTTGTTTTACCATTCTCTGATATTAGTAAACTTCCTGCTGACGTTAATGTAAGTGAGGATGCGAGTGTTGCAACTAAATTTGAATTCCCATCCATTGTTTATTTGACGCCAGGTGAATATGCTCTAGTTGTATTGAGTAATAGTTTGAAATACGAATGTTGGATTTCAGAATTCGGTGAAAATGTTATTGGTACTACTAGAAAGATTTCTGAACAGCCATATGCTGGTGTATTATTTAAATCTCAAAATGCATCAACATGGAGTCCAGACCAGAATCAGGATTTAACATTTGTATTGAATCGTGCTGAGTTTACTACAGGGTCTGCTGCTGAAGCAGTATTCAAAGACGCAGGTTCACCTGTTGAATACAAAGCAGATATTATTCAGATTGTTCCACAAGAAGCTAAGATGAATAAGACAGCAGTTCAATGGTCTATCAAGATGACAGATCAAGGTTCAGGTTTGCTTGATACGAACTTTACGAATGTTACTGCAAACACAAATTATTACCTAGATGCACCAAAGAAAATTACAACTGCAGCTGGTAGTTATGTAGCAAAAGCAACATTCGCAACTGGTTCAAGTCATACTAGTCCTATGATTGATATAGGAAGGAATAGTATTATTACTATTGAGAATATTGTCAATAATCTTTCTACGAATGAGACTAACGCTTCTGGTGGTGATGCTACTGCAAGGTATATCACAAGAAGGGTAAACTTGAAAGATGGATTTGATGCTACGAGTTTGAAAATGTTTGTAACTGCTAATAGACAATCTGGAACATCTATTAAAGTCTACTACAAAGTTCTATCACAATTTGATGCTGATATTTTTGAAGATAGACCTTGGCAGACAATGAAAGAAATATCAAACACCAATGCGGTTTCTGTTTCTGATAACAGGGATGAATATTTGGAATTAGAATTTGTTCCTGATAATAATGCAGAGTCAACTGATTATGTAACGAATAGTGTTACCTATGATAGTTTCAAAACATTCGCAATTAAGATTGTTATGAATTCAGCAACCACAAATAAAGTTCCATTACTAAAAGACATGAGGGCTATTGCATTAGCATAATTATGAAAACAGTAGATATAGATAATAAACAGTTACAACGTGATTTGAATTCTAAAGCTATTCTAAGTACTAACATGAATGCTTTAGAAAATTATAAGAGTGCAAGAGATCAGAAACAAAAAGAAGTACAAGAGATGAAAGAAATGAAGAATGATATTGCAGAACTTAAAGAAATGATTCAAACACTTATAGGAAAACAAAATGGCTAAAGTCGTTCAAAGAAGAAGAGGTACTACAACTGAACACGCAAGTTTTGTCGGGCTAATTGGTGAGATAACAGTTAATACAACTACCAAGACAGCTGTTGTCCACGATGGTAGCACGGCTGGTGGTTTTGCACTTGCACGATCAGACGGTTCTAATCTTGCATCTGGAACAATATCTGGTTCATCATTGGCAAGTAACTCAATTGGTATTGGACAGATTGATGTTACGGATGGAACAGCTGGACAAGTTCTTTCAACAGATGGTGCAGGCAACTTGAGTTTCATTAGTCAAACTACTGGACTTTCTTCATTAGGAATTTCTGATGGAACGAATGGACAAATATTACAAACGAATGGAGCTGGTGTTTTGAGTTTTGTTGACAGACCAGCAGATGGTGCTGATGGTTCAGACGGTGCGGGTGGTATTTCATTAGCATTAGCAATTGCAGTAGGTTAATTTAAATATAACATAAAGGGAAATACAATGGCATTAGTAACAGTAAACTTATTAGATACATTCGATCAATGGAGATTAAAGACCAATGATCTTGGTGTTAAGCAGGGTGATTTGACTACCCTTACGACAACAAATAAAACAAACATTGTTGCTGCTATTAATGAAGTTGTTAGTGGTGATAGTGATGATATGGAGAATTTGATAGATGACACCACACCGCAGTTGGGTGGCAATCTTGATATTCAAGCTTTCAATATTACTGGTACAGGACAGATTGGTGGAACGGTCACGGGTGTTACACAATCTCCAAGTAATAACTCAACCAAACTCGCAACCACAGCATATGTTGATGCACAAGTAGCAACAGAGAATACCATCATGGAAATGGATGATACTACTCTAGCTTCTCTTGCAGATAATGACATTCTCCAATGGAATGCTACAACCTCAGTATGGGAAAATAAAACCCTTGCTGGTTCTGGTTTACTTACAGATGTTGTAGAAGATACTAGTCCACAGTTGGGTGCAAATCTTGACCTGAATAGCTTTACGATTGACGGAACTGGTAATATCAATATTAATGGTACGATTACAGCAACCAATATTGTCGGCCCTCTATCGGGTGCAGTTGATTTGGTCACAGACCTTACACCACAGTTGGGTGGAAATCTTGATTTGAACAGCAAGAATGTTACTGGTACAGGTGATATAAATATAACAGGTAGTCTTACTGCAACCAGTATTGCAGGGACAGTCACAGGGGTAACACAGAGTGCTGGTGACAACTCAACCAAACTTGCAACAACAGCATATGCAAATGATGCTGCAACGACAGCAGCTGCTGGTGCTGGATCGGGTCTAGTATTTGCAATTGCATTAGGATAAAAAAAAGTTTTATAAATAAAGAAAAAAAGTAATATACAATGTTTTTATAATAAAACAGAGTGAGATGATATTATAAATAAAGGTATACTAGAGTATTACCTCAGTCTTCCCACTATACAATATACACAACCATCAATAAAGGAACAAAACCATGGCAAACGATTTTAAAAATGCAAAAGCGGTCAACGTAACTTCACAAACGACTGTATATACAGCACCCAGCTCAAAAGATAGTATCGTTCTTGAGTTGGATATTGCAAACGTAACATCTAGTGCAGTAACAGCATCTGCAAAATTGTATGATGCAACAGATACAGCATTCGCACATATTGTTAAAGATGCTCCGATCCCTTCTGGCGGTTCATTACAGGTAATCTCTGGTCAAAAAGTTGTCTTAATGACAGGTGACTATCTATGTGTTGTAGCTTCAGGTGCTTGTGACGTAGTTTGTTCAATCCTAGAAGATGTCAACTAATCCTAAGAATTGAAAAAAATTACAAATAAACAATATACAAAAAAGGGATAACTAAATGGCATACATAGGGCGAGACATAGAATACGGTTCATTCACAAAACAGACGCTGACTGCTAATAGTTCAACGACTGTTTTTGCTTTGGATCAATCAGTTTTTGATGCTAATAGTATATTAGTGTCAGTTGGTGGTGTTATACAAGAGCCCGATGTTGCCTATACGGCAAGTGGCACAGTATTGACTTTTACTGGAACTCCCGTTACTGGTGATCCTATTTGGATTGTTTACTTAGGAAAGACATTAGGTACTTCTACATCAAGAGAGGCAATCACATATCAGGCTGCTACAGGTAATGGTTCTGCAACAACGGTAGC